ATATTATTATTACTAAAATACGGTTACATAAATGGTTACGTAAATGGTTACATAAATGGTTACATAAATGGTTACATAAATGGTTACATAAATGGTTACATAAATGGTAATAAGGGTGTCATAATAATTAATTATAATAAATAATGGGTTTAAAGACATCTTACGTATATATATAATAAGCAGTATGAGTTGCAGTAAGATGACAAATAGTAATACAAGTGATTGTAAAAGATCTGGAAAACATTGGACTATTAATGAATGTCTTCAATTAGAAAGAGAATTTGACCTTCTTAAATTGCCAATTAATGAGATAGCCCAAAGACATCACAGAACACCCAACGCAATTATGTTTAAGTTAAATGCTGAGGGAATAGCTAATTATCATGTTATTTATTCGGTGCCTAATTATAATTTAAGTTCTGTCAAATTAAACCCGAAATATGAACAAGATGATGAATCGACGCAAGATGATGAATCGACGCAAGAGGATAGTGAAACCAGTCAAGCAGATATAGTGAACTTAGCGATAGTAAAACCATAGATTGTAAAGAAGCTGATGTAAAAACGCGACTAACACAACTCGAACAAACAGTTACTGGTTTTACTGATTTGAATGTTATGCTTAATGATGTATTAAAAAATGAAAATCGTTTTATGATACAAATACAACAACGACTTACACAAATCGAACAAAAAATGGATAAACTTAATGATATTATTTCGAAGCAACCTAATAACTGTTCAGGAGTTTCATCATATTTTAGTTAAGTAAAAAATATAATATAAATATATAAATATAAAAATATTTTTATTAAGCTTCGCGTAAGTTATAATATTTATTAAAAATAATAAATATTATTCAATTACTTAAACATGCCTTATTTGGAATCATTATTATTTACGGTTTACCAAAGAATTTTATTAAACTTTGATTACCGCTTTTCACATTGGCAATATCTCTTAAATATTTATCAAATATTAGTAATGTAACCTCCTTATCCTTTAATTTATTTATCTTTGCTTCACATTTTTTTTCATCTTCTATTGTATCCTTTATTTTAGATATTTCATTTTTTAAAAACGTTACCTTTGCGCGTCTAGGCGGTTTCTGGCTTAACCAAATATCGTCTAATACAAGTCCAAATAATTGTAATAACGGTTTCATAATTTGATTTGTAATATAAAACGAATAGTCTATTTGTAAATTGTTATCTTTAATAAATGCTGGGGTCTCTATTTTTTCACCTTGTAACATCTTTTTACCCTTTGTTTCTTTAGTAACCATATATACAAATTGAATTCTATCGCCTGATGTTGGCTTATTACCTGCGTCTCTTTGTCCTATTCTATCCGCTAAAACTTTATGTGCTATACTTTGCGGATTTTTATAAAATGAACGCAACGATTTTGTAATAATTAATTTTTCAACTGGAACATTACCGTCAACTAAGTCTTGTAAACACGTATTTACATAATTGATTGCTTGTTGAATATTTTTATTTTTCATTAAAATGTCAATTACGCCTCCATAAACGTCTTTTACTATAGGGGCATTATCACGCCGTTTTAAAACAATACCCATTTCATTTCTTTTTCCTTTTGTATGGTCGAACTCATATTTAATTGCAACATATCTTTTCTTTGATAACAAACAGAACGGCATATATGTTTTCTCATATTCAAAATCATGAGGTTGTTTTAATACTTTTGAAACCTGATGACACGCAATTTGTGCTATTTCTATTGATAATTCTAATGCTTTATCGCCTATAATTGGTTCGCCAGTTTCTTTATCTGTGAGGTTAAATTTGAAGAATACTGAATCGGTGTCACCATAGATATGCTCTGCCTTTGTATTAACTAATCCATATTTGGTATCAACATTTGTATCCGCGTAACATTCTTCGACAACTCGTTTGGCAAATGTCAACAATAGTCGGCCAGTTGCGGTCGTTGATGCTGCAATATCTGGTTCATAAAATGTGCTGGTTTTAGCCCCTAATTGGCCGTAAAGTGAATTCGCTGTTACTTTATAAGCAATCTGTCTTTTTTCTAATACATTCTTCATAAAGTCATCATGCGTTTGTGGTATTAATTTTCTGGTATCTTTTCTAGCTTTTAATAACTCTTGTAAAATAGCAGGCATAATTGCTTTTTCTTCTTTGCCGTCAATTGTTAATGGCTGTGCGAATCTACATAATTTGTATCCTGATTTAATTTTTTCCGCTTTTGCTTTAGGATTTTTGCGTATCCAACGATATGTATCAAATCGGACATCAACATATTCATATTCTGGAATATTATCATACATAAATGTTCCGTCAATATGTTTTTCACCAGTTTCTAAAACAAGATTACCAGCTAAATCATAAATTTTTGTCCATACTTTACTGCTTGGACATAAATTTTCAGATAACATTGAACTTGGATATAATGATGCAAAATCCCCAACACAAACAGGGTCATCTAAATACAACCCACATTTGGGATTTAAAACAATTGCGCCTTCATAACCATCGTCTCTTGAACCTTTATTGATACAAGGCATTAAAACACCCTTTTCTCGACATTTTTTCGCAACATAACTGGTTAATTTAATACCCTGTCCTCTAAATATTAAAAAGCTCATAGGAATACTACATAAATTTGCCATTTCTACCAAATCCGTTACAACATCAACTTTATTAAACAAATAATGCACTAAATTACAATCTTGAATACAATATTTAGCAATAATAGCTCTTGACGCCGGGCCTTCGTTTGTCATTCTAAAAATATCTTTTGGAGTTACATCATCTTTTGCTAATCCCCATTTAACTTTCTTTGCTTGAGGATTTTCATTTCCCAGAACTTCAAACCATCCTTCCTCTTTACATACCTTTGTTACCTTAAATTTTTGCCCGTCTTTGTAATAATCACTGCTATGATTTATTTCCTCAAAATGAATATAGGTTTCCTCTTGTAATCCAGTCATATTAATTGTATGAATTCGCGACACTTCTAGACCATCATTGATACGATGTAGGATTGATTTTACTTCATCGCCTATAAAATGACCCCCTACATAGTCCAATTTATACGATGTCAAATTTTCCGTCCTACGAAACCAATTTAACATATCTACTTGTAGCCGACCATTCATTTTTATAATTGCAAGGTCATATGTTCCTGAAGCCAGTGTTGTTGAACTTCTGTCAATATCTATTTTGTCTGGATTTTTATAATCTGCAGTAGTACATAATTCATCAGTGTTTCTTGATAATTTTAAAAAGTCTTCAACACAATACAGTTCCTGTGACCGTCTAAACATAAACTCATAATCGAAACTAAATATATTATATCCTATTATTATATCCGGATTTTCTCGTTGAACTAAATCAGTCCATGCTACTAATACATCTTTTTCTGTGTTATATGTTTCTATTTCAGAATTGGCAACTGGTATTTGGTCGCATGAATTTAATACAATACAGTGGTTTAAATAGGGGTCGGTCGCTCCATAAGTCATAAACGTTGAACCTATAAACGTTACCTTATCGCCTTCTAATGCTGGAAAATTATTTCTTAACGACCTTATTAATTCATTGATTTTTCCCTCTCTTTCAAAATTTGTATCACACATTATATCTACAATAGTTGATTCCTTATTTTTATAATTTTGATTGTAATTTGCGAACCCGGAACCGATTTTATAAACATTTTCTTCTTCTATGCCGGTGTCGGATTCGTCGTCTGAATTGTTGTCTTCATTATCTTCGCCGTCTTTTTCGTCTTTTTCGTCTTTATCTTTTATTTGCATTGATTTATTCGCATTTTCAAATAACGTCTCGATTAAATGCTCATTAGATGTGTCTTCTTTACGGTCTCTTACCTTTGTTTTTAACCAGTTTATAGTTTGTTCTTGTAATTCTTCTTCACTCGTTATTTGTTTTTTTGGATAAACTATGTCTATGTTATTCATACTTGTAAATCCAAATGCTGCTTTTACAATGTCGCGTAAAATTATTTTACATTCTTTATTTGTTATTTCTTTTAATTTTGCAAAATGATCTACAATATTTGTTGCTAACTTTTTATATGATTTTATTGGGACTGGGAAATCACCATGGCTACTTGATGCCTCAATATCAAAACTCATTATTTTATAAGGCACTCTATCCTCCTTATTATTTAATGGAATTATATTATTATAGCTTACCACAAATTCATAATCGCACGATGTTTTTTTATTTTCACCCGTAATTACAACCGTTTTTTTAATTGGCATTGCTATCCAACCAGACGGACTTACCTCACGAATATGAAAGAACCGTAATAGGGGTGGGATGTTTGCCTCATATAATTCTATATTTGTATTATCAAATACATATCCATTTAATAATCTACGGTCTCTTTCTCCGTCGTCGTTTACAAAATCTTGATACCAAAAATTTTTAACTTTATTATATATATTTACATTCGCAAATTTTATTTCAATAAATCGATGCTTTTTACCCGCATCAAATCCATATAATTTCTTTCGTTCAATCAATTTACAATCTACAATTGAATCCTCATAATATTTACCAACTTTTAACTTCAAATGATTGTAAAACGCTATTTTTTTGGTTTGACCCCAATTTTTGTCTACCTTCACATAAAAGAAAGGCTGATATTCTTCTACAATTATTGACGCCTTTTTCCCCTCTTCGTTTATACCAAACATCTGAATTGCAAATTTTGAACTATCTTTACGTGTTTTATTGTTAGTTTCGTCGCAATCCTTATCATTATATACATTAAATTCGAATAATTTAAATACGTATTCCATTATTAATATTGTTATTGTTATTATTATTGTTAATATTTTAAATATTAATTTGTATTATTTCAATTTTTTAAATTATTTTAACTTCCCATACATTGAATTACACAAAAAACTTCTTTGAATTCAATAATAAATTTAAAACAATTACTATTTCCCATTTTTATTCCATGTATAAAATCGTTTTTGTTTATAAAAGAAGGTATAGGATAGTGATGGCAATAATCATTTGTTGTATTATAACTATTAATACATTTCAAATTTTTGAATTCTACAAAATTTTTGTGATTTATAAATTGAAATGGATTTTGTTTCATATCTTTACAATGATTATAACAATTTATTGTTTTCCATATATTTTCAAAAGTGGTTTCTTCAATACCAGATTTTTTAAAATATGAAAAATAATCAAAAGATGGATTTAACAAAATATCTTTGCAAAATCCTATAAAGGAATTATCCATACGTGTTATAATTTGGTTTTCATTTCCTATTTTTTCAAAAGAAAAAATGATTGTATTATAATCAGCTCCACATAATACATTTAGTTTTTCTTTTATTCTATAAACAGGTTCATATGTATCTGGATACATTTCATATAAATCATATTTAATTTGATATTTTAAATCGTCTATCATTATTACTATTATATATAAAATATATTTTTATATTCTTTTTATATTTTTTACATTTACTGCAAAGTAAAACGCCCATTTTATTTACGCAAATGTAAAACCACATAATCCACTTTTATATTTTATTTCATTCCATGATACTGTGTAAATTTCTAAAGGGTCGTTACCACTAAGTGTAGGTTCTTCATCATTATTTAATATTCTTATTTTTACATTAACCATATCTAAAATGGACATATTAATACATCCTATTAAATTATTACTTATAAATTTTTCTTCAATATTAAATCCAAAATAACTTAAATTTTCTCCAATATCTTCTCCATAAATATTTATTAAGTTATTATCATAATCTAAACATTTTATAGTATCATTAAAAGTAATTAATATACTAAGTATTTTTCGTTTTGGAAATTTAATAATAATACCCTGTGTTAAAAATTGAGGTTTAATTATACTTTCATAATTACAAAAATTATACGGTTCATATACAGAACCCATTAAATTAATTTTAAAATCATTAATGCTTTTTATATTATAAGTTTTATCCGTAGTTGCGACTTTTTTTCTTTTATCAACATCTAAAACATATGTATCTAATACCATATCTACTATGGTGTATTCATCTAATCCTTTTATGGATACCGTAAAAGACGATAATTGTAATGCTATTAAAGGAATTTTATGTGTTAATAATACATCTTGTGGAAATCCAATAAAATAATGATCATAATGTTCGCTTTCATAATTAGAAATTTTTGTTACATTATTATTATAATTGAATAAAAAAGAAAATGGTATTTTATAAGTAGTTCCATAATCAAATTCAATAATTAAATAAAGTTTTTTTAATTTAGGTATATTATAAACATTAGTAATAAATCCTTTTATTTTTAGTAAATCTCCTTGTTCCCTAAATTTATCTTCTGCTTTATCAGATATTCTAACAACGGATGGAGTAATCACTTGTTTCTCAATATTCATATCTTGACATCCTTTTAACAAAAGTAATGGAATTTTGTGCAACATAATAT